GATATCAGTAGGAATGCGAATACGAACGCTTTGCAAATAGAACATCATACCAACTCCAGAAATGCTATTTGCATTTTGGATTTGAATTGCTTGTTGACCTTGTAATACGATGCTGTAATTGTATGCATCTACTACAGCAAACACAAAATAAACACCATCGACTCTATCATCAAATCCTTGGATTACAACGTAATCACCGGCAGAACGACCGTGCTGTTGTTGAGTGGTAACTACTGCAACATTGTCGATAGAGTAAGCTACATTGATAACAGATACATCAGTCTCAGTTGTTCTATAAATGTTCCAGTTACCTATTGTGTCTTTTGCTGCCCATACAGTGCCACCAATGTGCAAACTAGAAACATTCGCAGTCAATGGATACACATTTGACATATCAAAAATTAAATTATCTACGTCAGATGGGATTGCATAACCTGCATTGGGCAAGTCATTTTTATATACGCTACTGGCATCACGATTGTTATAGATGGAAGGATTATATGTGCCCTCAGTCTTGTACAATTGTGTAGATGAAATCCCGATAATGCTATTTGCAGCCGTAGTTTCACCATTGGCCAAGAATGTCATAGTGACGGGATCACCATTGAAAGTGCCCTCAGTCAAGATCAAGTCAATACTACGGTTGTTGTCTAACGCACCATACTCACCCACACGCAATGCCCATTCTTCATAAACATTGATATTACTAGTCGCACCGTTTACACCAAGAGCATTGAACGCAATGATAGAGTTCATTGTGCCCTTTTGACGAATATATCCTTGATAGAACTTAGCCTGTGTAACTTCATCAAGTCCGAAGTCTGTCATATATTGACGTGGTATGAATCCGATAGCGCTATCGCTATACAAGTGGAAATCGCCCAATACTTCTGGATTATCAATATCGTTGAAACGATTGAATTTCTCAGCATTATAACTGAAGTTTGGTAATAGACCAGTTTGCAATTCTTGACTAGTTAGTTGTACCCAAACTGTATGATCGAAAGTTGTTGCCGCTGGGATATCTTGGATTGCTGTGTAGTTATTGTTCTTGTAACTCACAATCGAACCCATCAAGTAATCTGTACCTTGTTGCCACGCATCAATGCTTGTATTGTTGAAGATGAAACCAGGAGGATTCATATCACCAGTCCAGGAACCTGTTTTCTTACCAACAAGTTTCAACCGATACTGTCTGTTACCAAGTTCTGGTACATAGATAACATCATTAAAAATATCCACGTTATCGAAAATCATAACGTGTTCATACTCAACGACAGATAGTCGAACAAGTGCAATAGTTTGACCACTATTTGCAGTTACAGTAAACAAATTTCCACCAACGCTACTAGAACGATTGACGGTCATTTGGCTATATTTGATGAAGTTGTATCCAGTATCAAGTACACAGCTTTGCGTCGGACTATTCTGAATCTTATCCACTACACCAGACGCGGTATACAATGTAACTGTATCTAGCACTGGGCTCAAAATCAATACACTAGTTGCGCCCCAACCTTGTTGTACCCAAGTTAAGAATTCTTGCACGCTCAGAATCCAATCACGTTGTACATTTAGATCAGGATCCATTTGAGTGAATGTGAACCCGATACCTTGCAAATAGCGTTGATAACTTACCAAGAAGTCAACAACTTGTTGGCGTGTAGTAAACTCATAACCGTATGGTATATTGACTTTGTATTGTTGGAAGTCTTGATAGATTACCCCAGTGGCATTCAATACTGATACTTGATAGCTATTACCCGAAATCAAACTAGGGATAATAGTGAAGTACGGGGCAGTTCTATCATATCCACTGACACTGTAGCCAGTAGAAGTTTTCTCAACAACGACTGCACTGTATGTAAGTTGATTGACAGGTGTTGATTTGTTAAAGTGAATATTGTAACTTTCATTAGGAATCACGACCCCAGCATTAGTGCTGTTTGGACTACTTTGTTCCGCGATAACTTGTATAAACGTTTGATCTGTATAACTTGCCATTTTATATGCAAGTTGTATACTCAAGTTTGAAAAGTAACCTTGCAAATATGTCGTTGGATTGATACCTAAATTCTGTAGATAATCTCTGATCCAGTTGATATAACTAGCCGCACGAGTCACTACCGAAGTAGTACTAACTGCGCCATTAATGTTAATGCTGCCAGGTTGATCTCTTTGCAAATTACTAGTTTGCATATACTGATTCAACATAGCGTTTTTAGTATATGTATTTGAGTTAACTAATGTACCAAAATAGAATGCAGGTTTTGCCAATGCCAATGCTTGTTGGAAAGCATATGGGAAATCACTACTACGTCTCCATGCAGTTTCGACTGGACCTTGATCACCAATAGCAAAATTACTAGATGTTTGTGCAGAATTCAATGATTTCACTAAAATTTGATTTGGAGCCACTAATGCTCCAGTCTCATCAACTGGGATAATATTCAATAATCCTGGACGAACAAAATTTACATCGACATATGGATTACCATCATTCCAGACTGAACCTTCAGCCAAGTCATTCCACAAAACCATGTTACCACTTGTATAAGGGGCAGCACCATAACGACTTTCCCACCAAGTCGGTTGTTGTGTCAACCCTAGCATTTCCCAAGGGTTAGTATTTGGACGATCTGTATCATAGAAGTATTGATAGATACCTCTCCAGTAACCTGGAAGTGGGGCACCACTAATAGTGTCTACAAATTGATTGTAGCACCAAGAGAATGGGTTACTTGACTCAAAGTATGAGTTTGTGATGTAATCAACTTGATTATTACCAACCCACAATAAGAAGCTGTCAGTTAATAACTGTGTGAACTCAGCAAAGTCATAGTCAGTTGTTCTAAACTTGCCAGGAAGATAATTGTGTATGTCTAAATTAACTGTAGCAGGATTGATCTTAATGTTGTTATAAATTCTTGTCTCGAACTCTAACAACAAGTCATCTCTAACATCACCATAAGCAGGGGTGATGCTACCATCGTGTCCCTGGATTACGTAAATAGGAGTTTCGTATGAAGTATCATAGTACTTCATAGGAGTAAATTTTGGATACAATCCCAACTTAGTCGGAGTTTCTGGAATATAGTTAGAATCAGTATTGCTATATTCGTAGATAGTGATGATATCCCCAACTTCAAGAGCTACAGAAATAGTTACCCCAGCTCTCGTAGTGTCAAATGAGTAATCAGTATCTTTTGTTAATTGCGCACCATTCAAGTAAACCAATACTGATTGATTGCTTAATGTTACATCACTGAATACACTAGTGATTTCGTAATCTGTAATTTCAGAACTTTGTACCGAATACGTAATAGTGTTTCTGTTACCAGTTCCATATGGTACCATGTCGCTATAGTACCAAGGGAACGAAATATTTTTCGCACTGTTGATTTGCAACAAGATAGTATCTAACAACGCTGGAACATTTGTAAAATCCAAGGTCGTACTGCGAATCGCATTTTCTAAAATTTTATTTTTAAATTTAGAATACTCTCTACGTGCCAATTCAAGTGATTGTAAAAAGTTTGCATTTTGATCAACTAAGAACAATTCACTGTATAGAACTGGGCTGGCGTGTTGGAGAATGCTGCCGCCCTGTTGTTTGATTTGTAAATCACGAAGATTGCTGTCTCCTGGGAAGCTACCAGTAACTTGGTTACTATTGGCGACCATTGTACTAATGTGATTTCTAAGTTGACCAAGAGTAAGTGAAGCGAAACTACTGTTTTCGCTGTTAAAGTCCAAGTTCTTTGGAACTTCATAATAGCCCAATGCACTTACTTGTGTACTACTGTAGATCATAATATCGATCTGATCACCGGCAGTCAAATTGCTATCTGTAATCTTGACGTAGTTTAAAATCCCAACAGTAACTGTTTCCCAACCTGTTATTTGAATTGCATTTCTGTATACTCTAAAGTAAGGCACAGTAGCCTCAGTGTCTTGAGAAATGTCAATTTGGAAATACGGGTTGTTGCCATCATATACCCCGCTAATGACTTGGAACTGTTTAGACTGCTCAGAGTTAGTAATCCAACTATTTCTAATTGTGCTGTCACCCAATGCTAGGTTTTGTTGTAAGAAACCCAGTGTATTGATGTTTACATTCGTTTGCGCAGTACCAGTACCATCAGTATAGTTAACAGTATCGGAATCAAAGTTATTTGTATACTGAATGTCACCAATTTGATTAAATGTTCTATAGCTTAATGGAAAACCCAATACAGTGTCATTGGTACCAGTACCGACGGCATAACTGAATACAGGTGTTCCAGCAAAAGCAGTAGTTGTACCAGAATATACAATGTTAGTATATGTGCTAATACTTTCACCCGTCGATGCGTCAACAACATCAAACAATGGATTTTGATTGACATTAGTTTTTTGTTGGCCCTGAATCCAAGTAGACCCGTTATAATAGAACTGAACTCCCTGGTATTCACCGCGCATAACGATAACGTTGTTAGTTGCACTAACTGTAGAATCTGTCGCTGGCACTAAGTTAACAACTTCGCCATTCAAACTAGGGATCTCAACAATATTAACGGTATATATTAGATCACGTACTGTTGGGTCGAAATCGTTTGCAAAAACAACTCTCATCCCGGTCTGTAAAGTTACTCCGCCCAATTGGAACCCATAAGGTTGTAACTCTACTGCGTTTCTACTATCAGTTGTAGTAAAATCGATTAGATCAATAGGAGCTTTTGCAACACTACCGAAATTGAATAATTGAATGCTTGGTTCAAACTCAATGATTGGTCTAGTTGCTCTAAGTGATTGTTCAAAGATAGGAGTTACGTTATTGTATGTTGCCGCGGCACGAATGATATCGGCGTGGAACCAACGATTACTTCTAGTCCAAGGGTTTAAGTCAATACTTGCACGGTTGATTGTTATGTAATCTTGGTTCCCAAGACCATTAGTTTGTGCATATACTTCCGGAGTAACAAAAGAGTCAACATTAATTAATGTTATACTTTTACCGACACCTTCTACATAGAATGTCTGACCCTGATATGCAACTGGGATTGCAGACGCATCAAACGTCACCTTCAATCCATTGGAAAATACAACACCATTTGGACTCTTATAAGTTGTTGACCCAAGAATATTATTCTCAACATCCACAACAGCATTGTCTGGAGCTTGTAAGTCCATTTGTCCTACCATAGTTGAACTAGAATTATCTTGATAATATAACGCCGTCAATGGTGCAGTGATATCTGGCATTACGTTAAACAAGTTTAATCTCAAATAATCATTTGCCAAATAGTACACAAACTCGGCACGAGACACCCCACTATTGACGAACACTCGTTGCAACGCCCCCACAGTAAACGCTTGCAAAAGTGGGTTAAGAGTGACAATTGGGTCTGCATCAGAACTTAATGTAATTTGCCAAGCATTTCTTCGTTGTGCAACTGGAATTGTTCCATACGTATTTTCAGTCCATTTACTATCATCTAAGTCATTATTCACAAATATCAAAGATTTCAAGTTAATTTGATTTATCGAATTAACTCCGTCAAACCCATTTTCGCCTGCGGCAACAATTGCACTTAGTCTCTGACCTTGCACTTGAGTATAACTCAATGTTGTACTTAGGTCTGCTGTACCAGCAAGAGTCATATTAACGTAGAAACTTTGCGCTGTAGGTTGTGGCACAGAGAATGTGATTGTTCCGACATCTGCTCCGTTGTTAACAACTCCGAGAACATTTCTACCACTCATTTTTGAGTTAGCAGATTGAGTTCCAGCGACTCCACCAGCACTTTGAATCCAGAATGGGAATCCAGGTTGATTTACGATGAATTGATAAGATCCACCATATGCTAATTGTAGAGTTGGATTCTCTACTCCTCCAGTAGTACTGAATTTATATGTACCAGTGTTTGTATCTCTAGTAACAATAAATGTTTCTTGCAGAGGGACTGTACCGGCAAACACTTCAACTGCTGTTGGGCCATCTTCCAACCAGTAATATTGAT